CACGATGTTCCAAAAGAATGTTATGGATATAATAAAGAAGCTTTTGAAAAAGAACTCGGTGACTTTGTGGTAGAATTACTACATTATGGACTTGAACGTGATAAACTAGGATTTATTGATGACAAAGAGAATAGAACAGACCATCCTTTCGAATCTAATTCACAATGAGGAATTTTGTCGAAAGACTGTACCATTTCTAAAAACAGAATATTTTTCTGATCACTTTGAAAATGTGATAGCTCAAGAACTTATAACGTTCTTTACTGAGTATAACAAACCAGCATCGCTTGAGATCCTTGCAATTCAACTTGGAAATCGTAAGGATCTTCGTCATGAGCAATTGAATCAAATAGAGTCTTATATCAATGAACTCACATATAAAACAGACAACAATGATTGGCTTTATAAGCACACTGAAAAGTTTTGCAAAGATCGTGCTGTTTACAATGCTATCATTAGTTCTATTGAGATCATTGACGGAAAAGATAAAAACAGAACTCAAGACGCAATCCCCTCATTGCTTTCAGACGCCCTTGCAGTATCCTTTGATAATGCTATTGGCCATGATTATCTCGAAGACTTCGCAGAACGCTATGACTTCTATCATCGCCAAGAGGAAAAGCTAGAATTCGATCTAGACTTACTTAATAAGATTACAAAGGGTGGTTTATCTAGGAAAACTCTTAATGTAATTCTTGCAGGAACTGGTGTTGGTAAGTCATTATTCATGTGTCATTACGCAGCATCATCCTTGATGCAAGGTAAAAATGTTTTGTATATCACATTGGAAATGGCTGAGGAAAGAATTGCGGAACGTATTGATGCAAACCTTCTTAACATGACGATGGATGAACTTGGCAAAGTTGATAAGGATGCTTATGAATCTCGAGTTGGTAAGTTAATCAAGAAGACTGCTGGTAAACTAATCGTTAAAGAATACCCAACTGCATCAGCTCATGCAGGACACTTTAAAGCTTTGCTTGAAGAACTTAAGATGAAGCGTAACTTCAAGCCAGATCTTATTGTTATCGATTATCTAAACATCTGTGCATCATCTCGAATCAAACATGGCTCAGGTGTTAATTCCTATACATATGTTAAGTCTATCGCTGAAGAACTTCGTGGTCTTGGCGTAGAGTATAATGTTCCGGTTCTTTCAGCAACACAAACAACTCGAGGTGGATATGATAATACCGACGTAGACCTTACTGATACATCCGAGTCTTTTGGCTTGCCTGCTACTGTCGATTTTATGTTCGCCCTTATTTCAACTGAAGAGCTTGAAAATCTTAACCAGATCATGGTTAAACAACTTAAGAATCGCTACAATGATCCTTCTTATTATAAGCGTTTCGTCATTGGCGTTGACCGTTCTAGGATGAAACTCTATGATGTTGAAGATACTGCACAAAAGAACATTGCAGATTCTGGACAAAATAATGAATCATCTTTTGATAAGACTTCCTTTGGGCAAAAGATGAAACAAGCTGGAGATGGATTTAACTTTTAATCATAAGTGTGTTATAATTTAATTTTGGAGATATGTTATGAGTAATAATTGGGTTTGGGATATGGAACGTATGCACAGTAAATATGGTGTACGTGATGTGATTGAAACTTTTGATAAAGAAAAACTTGAAAAGTTTTTGGAATTTCGAATTAAGTTCTTACAAGAAGAACTTGATGAAATGAAAGGTGCAACTAATGCAGATGACGTAGTTGATGCATTGATCGATCTTTGCGTGGTTGCCATTGGAACTCTTGATGCATATCAAGTTGATTCTCTTGAAGCATGGAATCGTGTATTAGACGCAAACATGGCAAAGGAAATTGGCATTAAACCTTCTCGTCCTAATCCACTAGGTCTTCCAGATCTAATTAAACCAGAAGGTTGGATTGCACCAACTCATGCAGATAACGTAGGATTATTGGCAAAGGTATTTTAATGTATAGCCTCACCGTCTTTAAGTCTATCTTTGATAACAAGACAGATACACGAGTTGACTTCGATTCTTTCGAGAAATTCGAGAAGTCGTTGTATCATCTGTCTACTCTTCCTGGATATAAAGCTAAGCGCGGTGAGTTTACTAACAAAGCATCGCCTCTAATTTCTCCAGCGATTTATAAATCTGATACAACTAGAGCAAACGTTAACGTAATCGAGTGGGCAAATTGGGCCGCACTAGATGTAGACAGCACAACATATGATGGAGATCTTGAAGATGAATTGGCTAGGCTTTACCCTAATATCTATTTTATTTGTTATTCAACTGCTAGCAGTAGTCGTAGTGCGCCGAAGTTCCGCTTGGTGTTCCCACTTACAAGAGCTGTTAGGGGAGAAGAAATTCGACACTTTTGGTTTGCACTCAACACAGAATTTGGCATGGTGGGAGATAGACAGACTAAAGATTTGTCTAGGATGTATTACGTCCCAGCGCAATACCCTAATGCTTACAATTTTATTTTTACTCATCGCGCAGATGGGTATCTTAACGTTGATGATCTTCTAAGAAAGCATGAATACAATGACAACTCTTCTTCTAGTAGTTTTATTGACAGGCTTCCTGTTGAGATTCAAAAGGAAGTCATAGCTCATCGTCAGCAACAGCTTCAGAGTAACAAGAGAACTTATGAATGGAAGTCATATGGCGATTGTCCATTCGTGAATCGTAAACTTGTAAGTGAGTATAAGCAAATATCAGGAGTAGATGGTTCTGGTCGTTACTCGATGATTTATAAGATTATGACATCAATTGCTTGCAATGCTATTAAGAATAAGTATCCTATCACTGAGTATGAGATTGTAGATCTTGTGAGACAGCTCGATCGTGATACCGCAAATAGATACGCCAAGCGACCACTTAACGTAGAGGCTTCTCGAGCCATAGAATTTGCCTATAAGAATGCTCTATAAGGCAAGAATATTCGTAAAACCCTGTACAAATATTCGTCTATTTGATATAATACTACTACAACATTGGAGAATTGTATGAATGATCATGATCGTGGTAACCTCAACTTCCTTCTGAATATTACTTCAGAAGTCTTTGACGACTGGATGGATCAAGCAGACACTGACGATATTGACTATGCTTTAGAATTAATTGCAATGCATAAGTCAGAACTCGTGGTAGGAATGCTTGAACTGAAAGATAACGTTGAAGATACTACTCAGGCTAATGAAATTTTGAAAGCATTTACTCTGAAAGCCTAATATGAAACACACTAGCAAAAAATCAAAGTTAGGTGATCTTGGAGAACGAATAGCAGCGCAAGCTTTAAACGCTACTCGTAACGACAATTGGTGGGATCCTAATGGTGACATGACGCTCAATGAAAGCGGTGATGAATCTGAAGTTAAGACTCAGCGACGAGACATTTATCGTAATATGTTTACCGTTAACACAATGCATGCAAATCAAGTAGAAAAGTGTGTGAAGGTTACACGCTTATTCTTTGTTGAATATGATGAGACTGATGTTGTTAAAATTTGGGAATGTACTGATAGACAGTACACAATATTTGAAACGCGTGATGGTAGACTTATGGCCGGTTGGCCAGTGAATAAGATGAACTTAGTGCGAGAAATTGATGATGTTTCTCTTGCAAAAGAAATGAGATCTCTATCACAATCACGTCACTTTGATGTGAATTCGCCTTATGCAATTAATAAATTTTGAGGAATGATATGAAAGAAGGTAAACAATTTACTCGTGAATCAGCAAACATTCTATTGGAAGCTGCTGCACTTCAAGAACGTAAAGGTCAGGATTATCAGAATCCTTTGAGCCGAGTACGCCAAGCCGATCACTATCCACGTGGCGTATATACTATTCTGGATACCATTAATGGTAAGATGCTTCGTATGTATTCTGTATTGGAAACTATGGAAGCAGGCGGTAACGTCAACTTTGAATCGGTTGAAGATTCTGCAATTGACATGATTAACTATGCATCATTCCTTGTTGCATATATGCGTGGCGATATTAATGGTCAAGAAATGGGTAAGGATATCTTCAATCGTCGTGTAAGTAAGGAAACTCATCCAACTACGCAATTGTATCCTAGCAAATTCCGTGAAATGCCTAAGGAATCATATGTCATCAATGACATTGATAAGATTGGTGAGTATATTCCAAAGGGAAGGTTTATAGAATGATGTTTACTCACAAACAAACTGTACATGAAATTCGTCAGGAATTTGCAAAACTTTATCGATCAAATAAGTTTGTAACTGATAAGTCTGGTGTAAAGACTATTGAAATTGTAGGCGCTAGCTTCTGGGCTAACTCGCCTCTTATCTTTGGTGCAGTAAATGAAGACTACATTGAGCGAGAACTAGACTGGTATAAGTCTATGTCATTGAATGTAAATGATATTCCTGGTGGACCTCCGGCGATTTGGAAACAAGTGGCAGACAAAGAAGGTTACATCAATTCAAACTATGGATGGTGTATCTATTCACATGAAAACAATAATCAGTTTCTTCATGTAGTAACTGAACTTGAAGATCGTCCAGATTCTCGTCGTGCTATTATGATTTACACACGTCCTACTATGTGGGGTGATCATAATAAGAATGGTCGTTCAGACTTTATGTGCACTAACACTGTGCAATATCTAATTCGCGATAATAGGATTCATGCAGTAGTTGATATGCGAAGTAATGATGCTTGGGCCGGTTATCGCAATGATTATGCTTGGCAAGTTTATGTTCTAGAACAAGTAACGCAAGAACTTCGCTACCGCGGAAAGTTTTATGACCGAGGCGAGATTATTTGGAATGCAGGATCACTTCACGTCTATGAACGACAGTTCTATCTCGTTGATAACTATATTAAGACTCGCGAATTGAGTATCACTAAGGAAGAATATGATAAACGGCAAGAATTGGCAAAGTCGTTATCTATCGCTAGCTAAAGAAATTTCTACTTGGAGTAAAGATCCAAGTAGAAAGATTGGCGCAGTTGCAGTAGGTTCTAAAGGTCAGATTCTTGCTCAAGGATATAATGGCTTTCCTCGTGGAATACTAGACTCGGCTGATCGTTATAGCGATCGTCCTACAAAATATAAGTTAGTAGTTCATGCAGAAATGAACGTCATCTATAATGCTACATTTAATGGCGTATCGCTAGATGGTGCATCGTTGTACGTATACGGTCTTCCAGTATGCTCTGAATGTGCTAAGGGTATCATCCAAGTTGGTATTAAAAAAGTTTTCATATATACAGATGATGCGGTACCAGCAATTTGGACAGAAGCATTTGAGTTAACGTGGGATATGTTTAAAGAAGCCGGAATACATTGTGAGTGGATCCAATCTTAATTTAAGGATTATTTTGAAATGAAACAAGAACTTGATGAACTATTGTGTGCAAAGTACCCTCTGATCTTTAAAGATCGAAATGCGCCAATGACTCAAACAGCTATGTGCTGGGGATTTGATTGCGGTGATGGGTGGTTTACTATCATTGATACTCTCTGTGGTTTGTTGACTAACAAATACAATCAAGCCAAAGAACGATATGACTATCGTGCAGAAGTGGGTGTTGGCGGTATTCTTTATGGAACAAGAACAATAACGCAAGAAGATCTTGACGAAGCAAAGCAAAAAATGGAAGAAGAAAAAGAACTAGTTCCAATTGCTTCTCAGATTAAAGAAAAGTTTGGTGGTCTTCGATTCTATGTTCAATCAGCAACTCCCGAGCATTATAATTACATTTCCTTTGCTGAAAGTATGAGTTATCGCACGTGTGAAAAGTGCGGTTCTCCTGGTCGAACTTATCATCAGGGATGGCACCGAACTCTATGTGAAGCTCATGCCGATGAAGCGTATGGAGAGGACGCAGCCCATGAAAGAAATAAAACCGGAGAATGGAGCGAAGAAGAATGAAGATAGCAATCATCATGGGACGTGGCATCGAAGGATGTGGCGTCACTAAATTTACTGTTGAGCAAACTAAATGGATGGCCAAGAATGGATACGACTTTGTAGTCTTTTCATCTAAGGATAAATCATGGACTCGTAAGAATGCTCATGATGTTTCTAATGTTGTACAATTAAAGTTTGCAAAACCTGAAGAAACTAACAAGATGATTGAAGGTTGTAACAAAGCCGATGTTGTCATCATCAATAGCCTACCTTCTGTAGGACACACTGAAGAATGTATTAATCAATTTAAGCGAGCACTAAATGAAATTGTTAAACCAATCGTCCTCATTCAGCACGACCATTCGTCACTCTCGATTAAGCGCAATGCTGCAATCAATGAATCTGTTAGAAAAGCTAGCATTCTGTTTGGCCATAGTACTAGCAACGATTTCGCTAGGTATGTCTCTACAGTAACTGATGGTGGAGGTTTAGCAGGATTCTTTGAAGAGGATAACTCTAAGAAGATTCTTAACTTTCAACCAGGGATGGACTTCGATTCAGTAAGAGCTAAGTACTGGCTTGACATTGATCAGACTAGACCTCATATGCATAAGTGGATTGGGCGTACAACTTCGTGGAAGGGTTACGTCCAAATGTTTAAGTTTCATAACGAATTCCTACGTCCCAATGGATGTATCACTACGTTCGAAGGAATTGAAAAATCTCCAGCGTATCTTGCATTCAGAGAACTATCAGAATTTAATGGTCACATCGCCGATGATATTAACACTGTGAACTTACAAAAGAATGAACCAGCATATGTCTTTGGTCCATATGTAAATGAACAAATGCTATATCGTATGTCGGCATGTGGCTTTGGCTATCAGCTATCGATTCTCGATGAAAGATTTATTGAGCGTTCAATTGAGTATACCCATTGTGAAGTAGCATGTACTGGTGTAGTACCGGTGTTCCGCAAGTCTTATGGCGAGCGCTGTACTCATCGTAAATATGGAGACAAGCTAATCGACTGTAAGGATAATGGCACTGTATGGCTTGATGATAATGATATGCAACCAGCATACGATCTCATCGCTAAGTTGTCTAAGGATAGTGTTATGCGAGATGAATACCGTAACATGGCTTTTGAATTCTATAAACAACACCAAGACTCTGAGAATACTTTCGCTGAAATGATGCAGAAGATAAAGGATAACCTATGAAGCACGCCTTTATCGTTCCTCTGATTGGCGGTCAAGCTCTTGGTCAAGCCGCAGCATTTGGAAGTAGACCTGATTATCTACTTTCATATACTCCGTTTACATCGAATGATTCTCATTTAGTTAATCATTATAATGATGTACCATATATCCTACTCGATGAAGGTGGAAAACATCCTCACTACGTAGATGTTGTTGGAACTACATGTCCTTGCGCAGGATTATCTTCACTTAGCGGATATGCTAGTTCTGATGCTGCAGCCAATGAATGGATGTATACTACAACTACATATGTGCTTGAACAAATTAAGCCTATGGTATTATGGGGAGAGAATGCACCAGGATTCGCAGGTAAACTTGGTAAACCTATTGTAGATAAACTACATAACATTGCTACTCGCAATGGTTATACGATGTCTATCTATAGGACTAAGTCATTGTTGCACGGCGTTCCTCAGATTCGTGAACGATCTTTCTATTTCTTTTGGAAAGGTAAGACTGTTCCCATCTTCAACTACTTTGATAAGCCTCTCAATACGATCGAGAGCGTGTTCTATGGTGTGTCTAAGAATGCTTCTCAACAAGTAGTTACTAACGAGAAGACTCCAAGCAAGTGGGATCCAATGTATCGATACGTGCTAGAAGAACTCGAGGGTGGTATCACTCATAAAGACTTCTATAATATGATCGAGAAAACCGATAATGCTATGGATTGGCTTGAGCGTAAAGGCAAGAAGTATGATGAAGTAGGTGATTGGATGAGGTCACAAGGTCTTGCGACTGCTGCTGCAAGATGTGATAGAATCTTCACTAAGCTACAAGGTGAGGGCAATATTATGCGAAGACTTACGACTGTGCCAAAGGGTCATATTGGAGCTTTTGTCGGACACTATCCGAATCTATTGACCCATCCTACTGAAGATAGATACCTGACTTATCGTGAAGCTATGAGTATCATGGGCTTGCCTGAAGACTTTGAAATGCTAAATCCTTCAAGAAATCTAAACCACGTATGTCAAAACGTACCAGTGGGAACTGCTACAGACATGGCCAATGAAGTAAAGGCTGCACTTGAAGGTAAAAGAGATAGACTTAATGCTAATCTTGTCTATCAGTTTAATGGACAAAAGACTTATGAAGTCCGAGATAAGGTAGATATACCAAGTCTAGAAAGCTTCTTCTAACATATCGCCCTTCGGGGCGATTTTAGTTTTATAAATATATTATTACTTTATAGATGGAGTTTATATGGCAGGTGCATCAGCAGAAAGACAAGAAACCGGCGTGGTTAATGCTATTAAACTAGCAGTTAAAACAAACAAAGGTAATCCCATTACTATAATAGCCGGAAAGACTAAAATCACTGGAGTAATTAACGCAGAGAAGTTTACTGGACGACAAGAGGGTGGATCTGAACCGTACACTGACGTGCAAATATTTTTGAAAGACAAAAAAGCTAAGCCTATAAATTGTTCGCTAAAAGGTGAATCTGCACCTTCTTTAGCTGGTGGTGGATTGAAAGGCTTAGAATTAGCTGTACCTGGAATTGCTGCTAAGTTTTTAAAAACATCTCATGCTAAACTCAACACAATGCTTAATCCTGGAGACAAAGTTCCAGACGTATTTGGAAAAATTTCTGGTAACAATAAATTAAAAATTGTTATTGGCAATGTTCTAATGGGTGGACCTATTGACTTTATGTACATTGGTAAAATGGATGTCTCTCATAAATATGATCCTAAAACTAATGTGTTGACACTTTCAAATGGTCAATTAATACCAGCAAAACAATATGCTCAAGAACATGAACTCTATTTTAGACTTAGAGCACGTCGTGAAGATCAGCGTTTTGATCCACTTGCAAAAGACAAATCTGGAGTTCCAAAGATATATGGAGTAAGTCCTTCTAGAGGTGACTCGGCTGGACGAATTGTTGTTACTGATAAAGTTGCTTCAACTGGCGTAATAGTAAGTATCTAATATGTTAAAGTATTACTTTAGTTCTATATGTACAATAAATCAAATTTGTGGTATAATAATACTATAAAGACAAAATGCTAAAATTAAAAGAGTTCATAAAAGAAGAAAAAAATACGCACATGGAACACGTTGAAGATCTCGTCTTCAACGAAGGTGTAACTGGTACGCGCAAAGCGATTGCATTCCTTCTATCTCTTCGCGACATGCTTGCTGGTCATAGCAGAAGTAAAATTACTGCAACGGTAAAGTGGGACGGAGCTCCTGCTATTTTCGCTGGTATAGATCCACGCGATGGAAAATTCTTTGTTGCTAAGAAGGGCGTCTTTAACAAAGAACCTAAAATCTATAAGACGCCAAAAGAAATTGATGCAGATACTTCTGGCGATTTAGCCGAGAAGTTTAAGACAGCATTAAAAGAACTTTCAAAACTCGGTATAAAATCAGGTGTATATCAAGGTGACTTGATGTTTACTAATGATAAGAAGACTGAGACTATCGATGGTGAAAAGTATATCACCTTCCA